GTCGTCCATTAAAGTCCTCACGTAATCAATAAGGCCTGACGGCCAACACCTGTATAAGTAGCCAGTATTATTCCACAGCGATCGCGGATCGCCTACCCCTGATTTTCGATTTCTCGTGCCGCTAGTCGCAGGAGCCCCTCTAGCGCGGCCTTCACCGTTTGTCGGCGGATCTCATCGCGGTTACCGGCGAAGTGCTGGACCTCACTGGACACCGTTTCACCCACGCCCCACGCCAGCCAGACCGTGCCCACCGGTTTGTTCGGCGTACCTCCGTCAGGCCCGGCCACACCGCTGACCGCCACGGCAAACCGCGCCAGGCTTTTCTCCTGAGCACCGATCACCATGGCCTCGACCACCTCGCGACTGACTGCGCCAACCGTCTCGAACAACCCTGGCGGCACGCTGAGTTGCTGGGTTTTCTGACGGTTCGAGTACGTGACGTAGCCGGCCTCGAACCACGCCGAGCTTCCGGGAATGCGGGTGATGGCTTCAGCAATGCCGCCACCAGTACAGGATTCCGCCGTGGTGACGTGGGTATTGAGCAATTGCAGGCGTCGGCCAAGTTCGGCAGCCAGTTGGGTGATCTCTTTCACGGCGCGCTCCGGATCGGATGGAATGCATACCACCGTACACGAGCCGGTTACGCTTTCAATACACAAGCTTATTCAAAATGTGCCGGCGCGAGCGCTCTGATATAGGCCTGGCACGCCTGCAGGGCGATCAGTCCACGATCACCGGTGTCGGTGATGGCAATAATTCGTTGAGCATGCGCCGGGTCAAGTCGGGCGCGTACGGTTGCATGATCCACGCCGCCGGGGCCGGCGGTGGCTGACACCCCGACGCCTGCGGCAATCTCGCCGGCATCGAGGAGGACTGACAGGCGCAGATCAGCAGTGGCAAGACGATCGCGCAGGCGATCCTGATCACGTTGGGCATCGTTCAATGCTCGATAATGGGTTTGTTCACTGGCTGCAAGCCGCAGTTCGAGGGCCAGACGTTTATCCTGCTCGGCCTGTTGTGCGGTGGCGGCGTTCAGCGTCTGTTGATTCAGTGTTTCGGCATTTAAACGAGCCAGTTCGGCCAACTGTCGACCGTAGCGCCAATCCTGAAATTGCCAGGCCAGCGCGGCAGCACCGGTGGCCAGTAACACAAGGCCGATTACTCGCCAGGGGATTGGCATAACACCGCCCTCGCCCGTGCCCAGATTTCCAGGCGATCCTGCAAGCCGTTCAACCCGCCGTTGATTCGTCGGGTGATGCTGTTGAACTGGTCACGATCGGCCAGATCGTTCAAGCCATTCTGCTCCCAGAACCACGCAGCGGACTCGGCCGCCCATTGCGGCTGCTCCAGCAGTTCCGGCAAGGACAACAGACGCTCATCACCAAACAGCCCGAGACTGCACCGGCGATAGTTGCTGCGACCGGTGATCTGGATCAGGCCACGTCCACGGTACTTTTGCCCGTCACCATCAGCTTCTGGTGTATTACCCAAACGCAAGGCCAACGTACCGGTGTCGTATTTGCTCAGGTATTGATTGTTGCCCAGTTCGCGTACATATCGCAGTTGTCCCGACTCATGACCGACCTGGGCAAGAAACGCAGCCATGCGTTTTGGCGTGTCGATGCGACGGCGAGTCATGGCCGTGTTGAGCGCAGAAACAAAAACGCCCGCTTGGGTGCGGGCGTTGGGCATGATGTTTAAAAGGTTGTTTTCAGTTATTTGCATAATGCGTGATCCTCCCTGGATGCTCTGATTGAATCATGGTTGAGCACTAATGCCTGCCAGCCATTTCTTTGCCAGAGTTTTCAGGGTGCCTTCAGGTTGAATGACTTCCGGCGAAATGAATACCCAACCGAGCGTACCGAAATTCGCAGTCCAGTCGATTTGCGGTGCCGGTGCGACCTCGGTGATTTCAGCCCAGAGCATATCAGGGTGAAACATCTCGGCCATGTTGCCGTCAGTCGAGAACAACTCGACCACCGTGTTGTTGACGATGCGTGCATAGGTCTTCATCAGGCGTACTCGTAGATGATCACTGCGCCACGGGCTCCGGTGCCGCCAGGTCTGCCTGGTTGGCTGGGGGCGTTGGCAATGCCGCCGGCTCCGGAGCCAAAACCGCTACCTGGAGCAGCTTGAGCACCAGCAGCGCTACTGCCGAAACCACCGCACCCCAACGGGGAGTTTGCGCCATGACCGGCAAGCGTCGATCCGTTGACTGATATCCCGGGAGCGCCCGCGCTTCCAGCACTGTTGACGATGTTGCCTCCGCTTGACGTTTGGCCGGGATATCCCCCGGTAAACAGTCCCATCCCCTGATTTGCAACAAAGCCAATCCATGGCGAACCACCGCCACCGGCAGCGGACACCAGAGAACCAAGCGAGCTAGTACCGCCACCACCTGCATCAGCTGCAATCTGGCCCGCGACACCGGCTGTCCCGACAGTGACAATCTGACTCGAACCAATCGACAGGGAGGGCAGCCAGGCCTCGGCATAACTTCCGGAACCACCACCGCCAGCTACTGCGTATTGCGAAGCCCCCGTAGCGCCAAGCCCGGCACTACCGCCGCCGCCACCGACAACCTTTACCAACGCATTCTTCATCCCGACGCTTGGTACATATATGCCAGACGCGGCAAATGTCTTGACGCCCAGCAACCGCCCACTCGTGGCACTACCACCGCTTGCATACGCCAGAACCCAGCTATCCAGCGCCACGCTATACACCACCGAGCACACGCTGCCGCCGATAATTTCTGCCGGCCGCAATGCACTCAACCCAAGGCTGACCAGCGGTTTGGGCATCAAGCCGCTAGGCGAAAATGTACTCGCTCCGGTATTGGCATTCCCGGCAGTAAAACGCAGCGCCAAGCCGTCCTTTAACACGCTGATGGCAGGTACATAGTTGGCCATGTAGAGATTGGCCGCGCCGATATCGGGCGCATGTTTGTCTTCACCTGCCTGACTGAGTTTTTTAACGGCTAGCAGTAACTGGGTTGCATCGGTTTCGCTCGGTTCAAGACCGGCGGATTTCACAACATTCAAAAGTTCATCGGTAACGCTGTTGCCCCAGGCTGCAGGGATCAACGACCCCGGCAATCCGCCGACAACGTCTTCATTGACGAACTTGCCGTTCACCAGCCCTACGCTGGGAACGCTTTTTGGGTAGTCCATTTCAACATCCTTGATGACTTAACGCACAGCAGCCAACCATCGCGGCGCTACCGGCCGATGCTCGCTGAATGGAAAAAAAGAACCCTGCGGCCAGTCACGCAACTCGCGGCGATAGGCTTGCAGCTCAGAATATTGCTCGGTAGTGAGCGTCGTGCCACCGCCGTCTTCCAGCTCATCACGATCTCGTGCCACCAGACCATCGGTCGCAGCCAACTGTGCTGTACGCCAGCGACGTTCGGCATCAGCCGTTTCCTCTGCCGAAGGAGACGGTGGATCAACCAGAATCGGATAGCCGTTATCCGCATGCACGCCGACGACTTTCGCAGTCACCGCCAATTGCTGCAGCAGCGAACTCCAGTAGGCCTGAGGAATTTCGATGACGTCATCGGGAATGTCTGATGAGTTGATAGCAGGTACATACACGCCCTTGGTGTTGGCACTGAACAAGACATTGAACGGATTCATTTAATAACCCTTTGCGAAGTAGTTGACGCCCCAACCTGTAGATACGTCGCCGGTGTAGCTTCGAACTTTCAGACGGCACCCCTGCTTCGACGCAGAGTTCGCATACATGACGACCATCGCCCCATCGCCCCCTACGTGCATGGCGACTATCGAAGAAAACGCATTAGGGAATGAGATCGGAAAGACGACGTTAACATCGCCATTGGCATCCGTAGTGCCCACACCCCATTGATCGATATTGCCACTTGCATAACGCTGATAGCCGATGTTGCCGTACACGCCGGAGTGCGCCGATGCATATCGATCGCTGATCGAGCCGCCATAAAGGCGCCATTGCCCCGTGAGTTTGATCAGGTATGCAGTGTCACCTAAACCCAACTTCAGCGGGCCTGATGTTCCATTACAGGTCAGCAGCCCATCGGTACCGGAAGGATTGATGGTCAACACACCGTTACCCGCGTTGATTACGTGGATAGTGCTCGCATGGGCGACACCATTAGTAGACGGCAACGTTGCAGTCAGCGCGCTGGCACTGGAGAAGCTCGCGGCACCGCCAATATTTGCAGCGTTCAACACAGTGCTGGCACCGTAAGATGCAAAGCTGGAGAACTGCAGTCCCGCTCGCGTAACAAACTCGGTGGTCGCCATCGACTGATCATTGGAGAACTGCGGCGAAGTCAAAAACAGCTTGTTGCTTCGCAATGCGGTTAGCACCTGATCATCTCTCGCCTCTGTCGGCGTGGTGCCGCCAGCATCGATGACATTCAACAATTCCTGGGTGACGCTATTGCCCCATTTCGCCGGAATCAACGATCCCGGCTTACCAGTCAGCGGGTCTTCATCGACAAATCTGCCGTTTACAAGACCGGCGCTGGGCACACTATTCGGATAATCCATTGATCATCTCCTTATCTGAAAACACATACGGATGAAACGGCCTGGTCCCCTGACAATCAGTGGTCTACGGGCACGCCAGGTACAACAGGCCAGGAAACTTCATCAGGAAAACCGGCCTGTTTTTCGATGCGATTCAGCTCAACGCTGTAGAGCTTCCATTCGATCAGCAGCAGTTGTTCGTCGTGATTCGCATCGCCGATATCTTCGGCGTATTGCAGGGGGGCGATGCGCAAGATGGCGTCGCGCAACAGAGCGTCGCGCGAACGGAGCACATCGAGTCTGATGGAAGACAACCGCACGGTTTCATCGAGCGTCCAAGTGTTATCGATCCAGACATAACCATCGCCCGGCCAAGGCTCGGTCGTAAACTCATCGGGTAACTCTCCCGGCTCACTCCAAATCTGCTTTATTCCAGTTCCCTTCCGATATACCGCACCTCGACGGTCTATCACTTCGCGGGGAACGTTGTTCATCAACGTCCAGACGCGACCACTCTCAAGCGCTGGTAATTTGAATGAAAGTTGAACGGCATTACTCGGCAGTTGCACACCGAGGCCAGGCGTAACCGCAAATTCAATCGGGCCAGTCAAGAAGCCCAAATGATCAATTAGATAATTAAACATGGGCACCTCAGATAAGTTTGATTCGACCCGGATAGGCAATATTTTGAGGACGCGTTATACCGCCATGGTTCAGCAAATCAGCGTCCGAAATTGGCGTGACCGGCGCAGCAGGTGTGATGTATTTGACGGTGGCGCCCGCGTAATCGGAGTAGTTGCCCATATCGAACCCCAGCAGGGACTTCTGGGTACTGATGTGTGTCGCGAATAGAATATTGTCACCGATGCCGTTGTCGCCCTGAACTAAAGATCCTTTTTGCCAAGATCCTGGTGCTCGCCCGGTATCGACCAAACCGCCTTCGGCCAATACGCGCAAAAATTCACCGCGGGCTTCTGGCAGGCGAAAAGTCGTGGCGCCGTCTCCAGGTGTCCACGCACCGCCTCGATCAGCTTCAGAGCGCAACATGCCCGACTGCTGCGCATGATCCCAGAGCCATGGCCATTCCGAGCGATTCAGTAAGGAACCATTTAGCGCGGCATAGCCTCCGGGAAGTACAGCAAGTGTGGTTTCAAAGGTTATGTAACCGAGTGAAGATCCGTCCAGACGACCGACCGGCCACCAATTGCCCACTGTATCGCTGCGCAAATGCCACCAGTCACCGGCTCCCATCAACGCGAGAAACGGATAACCGGAAACATTCAAGTGGGTGTGAAATTTAATGACATCGCCGCTTGAACTTTTCACGACCAAGCGATTACCGCTGTTATCGACACGCCGCACAATGACATCACGTACCCCCAGGCTGGCATTGGCTGGCGGCAGACTGACACTTAGTGCACCGACCCCGGCATCGATCAGAACCAAGCCCAGTTCTTCAATGGTCAATGCTCTGGACGTAGCTACCCGAGTAATGACTGAACGCATCGGACTGGCATTACCGACAATCGACTGAATCGCCTTGAACAACTGACTGTCGTCAGCTTCGGAAGCCACCAGCCCGCCACCCGCAATCACACTCAGAATTTCCTGCGTGACACTATTGCCCCACACCGCTGGAATCAACGATCCCGGCGTGCCTGCCACCGGGTTTTCATCAACGAAGCGGCCATCGACCAAGCCGACGCTGGGGATGCTTTTCGGATAATCCATAGGTCTTCTGCTCCTCTGAAATACAAATTTCCCGTGGTAATGGGGCCACCGTAACGAGCCCGTCCACAGTCGGTTTTCTAAAAATAAAAAACCCACATTGAAGTGGGCTTGAAGGCAGCAATTTGCGGTGTTGGTAGCGATTAGGTCTGGCTATTGAGCAGCTCACGAAACGCAGCCAGCGTCGCATCGCTCACACTGCGCGCCAGATCCATCTGGCCCTTGGCGGCATGCGCTCGGATGTGCGCCTTGGCCTTCAGACGCAAAGTGCGCAGGGTCAGCAAGTGGTCGGTGAGCTGATCGGCTTTACCGAGAATCTGCTCGGCAGCCTGCTTGGCGGTGCGGCCCTTGGTGACCCAGGCTGCGACCGACAGCGGTACTTCTTTTTTCGGGTAACCGGCGTCCTGAAAAGCCTGAGCGTCGGCGGCAGCCTGGGCGTATTCCATGGCTTTGAGTGGATCGCCAGCTAATGTGGCGCGGGCACTGTCGGCAGTGGAATCGATTCGGGTGCACAGGTTTTCGATTTCCTGCTGCTCCAACTCGACAACCTTTGCGGGACTGAGATCCCACTTCTCGCCGTCCCAGACATGGACTGTCGAAGGTTGCGCCGGGCGCAAACCTTCCTCGAACTGATGCAGTTCTTGAATGATGATCATCGGATCAACTCCCAGGAAATATTGACGTTCACCGCCGCTGCAAAATTGACCGCGATGCCACTGGCGTAATCGGCAGGCCCGACACTTTTTAGTCCCATACTGAACAGCAATTCGTCACTGGCGGCAGTGCCCGCGCCCCATGTGTGTTCGGCCTGATACGCCTGCCACAGCGAGCGCAGTTCGTTATGGTCGAAGCTCGCGGTCAATGTCGAGACCGTGGTGTCGCTGACAACGTTGCTGGAAAAAATCAGCACGGCGCCACCGGCCGTTGCCCAGCCATCCCAGTTGCTGGACGTGCCAACGGTCGGATTGAGGAAGCAGTAGTTGCCCCCTAACCATCCACCCGGCGCAAAATTAACGGCGGTAATGCCGGTCGGATGCGGCGTCGGATTACCCACAACCAGCCGTGCCGCCCGGGCATGCGGATCAAGCGGCAGGTAAACCACACCGTTGCCGTTTACGGTTTGCGTCCAGGACAAACGGCTACGGTTATAGATCAGTCTCACAGTCGGCACCGAACCCGGCCCCGCAGTCACCACCCAGGCCAGACAGATATCCAGAGGCGTGGATTGGAAACCACCGCCGCCCGCGCCATTGATCGTGCCTTTCAGACCTTCCGGCGTGGCGTCATAGACTGTGCCGCGCTGCATGTAAAAGGTCAGCGCTCCACTAACCACCTGGGCCCGCAAAAAATAGCCGGTACTTGGCAACAGATCAGCACTGCTCCACGCCTGAGTAGTAAATGTGCGCGAGCGCCCCAATTGCCCGGCCACAACGTCCTGACCGAGGCTGACCAGCACGCCAGCTGGAATCGAAACCCGGCCACCACTGGTAGACACCGCTGCCGGCGATACCGCCAAACGTCCGTCTGCCGTGGCGACAGTGGCGGGAGGCAAAGAACCGATCGGCAACGCCGAGTCCAGATTCCAGCCCTTTGCCGCCACACTCTGAATCGCCTGCAACAACTGATCGTATTTCTTCTCGTCCGGCGTCAGATCCCCGGCCTTGATCACGTTGAGGATTTCCTGCGTAACACCGTTGCCCCACTCCGCCGGAATCAACGACCCCGGCGTGCCCATCATCGGGTTTTCATCAACGAACTTGCCATTCACCAACCCGGCGCTGGGCACACTATTCGGATAATCCATCCCGTCATTCCTCCCTAGTCATAATTGATATGCACTTTGGTATGCGCCGGCGCGCTGCGATGAATCAGGCATTCCAGCGCCGAGCCCGGATTGACGCCAAAGCGCTCCCCCCAGTAACTCGCGCCGAAACGCCGACCAAGCAGCAAGCGGCCACCGGTGTTGAGCGTCCACATGAATTGCGCTTCCCACGTCCCCCAATGCGCCGAGCCAAACCGCGCACGGCCCATACGAGGGGCTTCGTGTTCGGTAATGGTGGCGTTGGGATAGCCTTGGCTTTTCGCAATCTCAAGGTAGTAACCGATCGCCTGGCTACCGACCGCGAGCAGTCGCCGGCGCACAGCGAGGCGGCGATCGTCGAACAGTGGTGTGGCGCCGAGGCATGGGTCGGGCAGGTCCATCACCTGTTCCCAGTCCGGTACCAGTTCGCTGACGCCGGCCGGGTCCATTTCGTTGAGCAGGTCGGCGGCGCGCGCATCGAGGCGCGCCAGTTCAACGGCGACGCCTTGCAGCACTTCTTCCAGTTCCGGCACTCGTTCCGGGTCCCACGCGGGACCGGACGGCAGCAACGCGCGAAGCTGCGCCTGATATTGCGCAGCGGTTCTTATGCCCCCCATACACAGCCTCCGAAAGTGAGCAGTTCGCTTTGCCCGGCAGGCACGTCGGCGGCCGGCGCGGTGAGGATGTGGTCGTATTCGCCGCCAGCGCTGCTGATGGCTTCACGGATATGGCTGATCAGCAACGGCACACCCAGATCCGCCTCGCGGTTATGCAAGTCGCGCAATTGCGCCTCAACGGCGGCGCGCACGGCGGTGGTGTCCGGATTGACACTTTTGAAGCGGTAGACCACCGGCACCTGAATCGGCCGCTGCACATGCACTTCGGCGGTGACCGGGCGCAACGGTTCGATGTAGTCCTGAACCTTTGCCAATTGCTCGTCGTTCGGCACCGGTTGCGGGTCTTCGTCACGCATGATGAACACCGTGACCGTGCCCGGCCCGAGCAGTCCGCCACGGCACCAGGCGCGGGTTACACCAGGGACTTCCAGCGCCCAGGTTTCGTAGTCACTGGCCGAGCCGCCGTGGGGGATGACGCGGTACGAGCGAATCACCCGCGAGCGCAGCGACTCCAGGCTTTCCCGGGCGACGCCGCCGCTGAGTCCCGGCGCCAGCACCACGAAGCTGTTACCGACGATGCCGGCAATCGGCTGCACCGGCGTCAACGCCAGACCGGTGTCGGCATTGCCCAGACTACCGGCATCCAACGCAGCAATCGTGGTGCTGTTGCTGCCATTGCTGGTGGTACGCGAAGCCGTCACTTTGTAAGTACGGCCATCGCTCGATTGCAGCAGCGTATCAACGTCGAGCACGGCCCCGGCAGCTGCGGTAAAACTCACGCTGCCAGTCGCGACTTGCGCCGGTTTGCGCGGCTGATTGAGGCGCAGCGCGGCGATGCGCTCCAGGGTCGACTCGTCGGCCTTGTCCGGCAGAATCTGTTCGGCAATCCAGTCGAGATAACCGTACAAGCCATACGCGGCACCGCTGAGCGTTCGGGCCAGCACTTGCGCATCGGACTGGCGCAGCGAGTCGCCGGCCAGGTCGCTTTGGGTGCGTTTGATCAGCACCGGCAGCGAAGGGGTTTCAAACGGCATAGATCACCTGCCAACTGTTATCGGGATTGATGTCCAGACGTTCGCCATCGGCCAGGGTCAGGACCGTGCGCAGGTTCAGACGCTGGGTGTCGAGGCGCTCGCTGATGATGTCGATAGCGCTGCAATGGCCGTCGTCGATCAGCCATTGCAAGGCTTCGCGGGCATAGAACTCGGCGTCCATCTGTGTCTGTCGGGTCAGCTTGACCCGGCGCAGCAGCCACAGCCGCGAACCGATACGGTCGTCGGCGACGGTGGGAAAGGAGTCGCCCCACCAGCCGAAACGTTCGTCGTCGTCGAGGGCGTCGTCATCGGCGGCGCGGCGCCAGGTGAACAGGCTGATGAGTACGGCGCGGGTCAGTGCCGCGTGAAGGTTGGGGCTGATCAACATCATTTGCCTCCTGCCGGCGTACCGGTCTGGCCGCTGCCGGCCTGCACGCCGACGTGTACGTGTTTGATCTGGCTGATGCCGCCGGCCAGTTGATCGCCGGTGGAAACAATCTTGCCGGTCTGATTGATGACGGGCGTGTCGAAGTTCACCGCCGAACTGGCACGGATGTTCAGCGTGGCGGTTTCGATGTCGATGATCCGCCCGCGCTTGAAGTGGATTTTGTCGCCTTCGTCGGTGTAGATCGCCACCTCGCCTGCGGCCAGCGCTTGCAGGCGATAGCGGCGGTCAGCGATGACCAGGGCGATGGCGTGGGAACGGTCACCGCCGATGAAGGTGACGACACCTTCGGCACCGGCCAGCGGATGACTGGTGAAACCGTAGGGTTCGAAATGTTCGAGGTCGTCGTTGACTTCGCCGGCGGTGAGGCGCATTTGCAGCGATTGCAGCTTGGATGCCGAATTGGCGAGCACGACAGTGCCGCGCGCCAGCAGGCGTGTCAGTAGGCTCATGAGTTGTCCTCGGGATTCTGCCAGACACATGAAAACCCTGTGGGAGCGGGCTTGCCCGCGATGGCGGCGTGTCTGGCAAAGAAGTGTTGCAGCGACCACCGCTATCGCGGGCAAGCCCGCTCCCACAAGGCCCAATGGTGTCTGCGGAAAATCAGGCTGTGTTTTTTTTCGGGGGTGTCGGGTTGGCGTCGAAGGTGTGCGGGGGCGCGACGTTCAGGGTGGTGATCGAGCCTTGTGCCGACAGTGAATACGTGACTTTTGAAATCAGCATGTCGCCATCAAAGCCCAGCACCGGATCTTTCACCCGCACCAGCGTGTTGTGGCGCCATAAATCGCCGTTGGCCTGGCGCCAACCCTGCACCTGATACGTGACGCTCTGTGCCCGGCCCATGCGGGTGGCGCTTTCCCATTGGGCCCGCTGCTGAGCCAACTCAAAGGTCAGTTGCGTGCCTTCATTGATCACCGTGGTGCGTCGACGTTTGAAAGTCAGGTCGGCCGCCGTGGATTCCACTTCGCTGACCGCCGCCCCGCTCTTCTTGTCCGAGCCTTTTTGCTGACCGATGACCCGGTATTCAGAGAACACCTGGCTGTAATCCATCGTCGCGTTGGCCGACAGAATATTCTTGCCCAACTCCAGCACATCGCTGGCCCGACCACCGCTGCCGGGCTTGGCCAGCACTAGCCGGCCCTGCGCGTCATCGGTGGAAAACACCCGGAACAGCGAGAGCAAACGGTCAATCGACTGGAACACTGTTTCACCCGGCACGATGGTGTGTTTGGCCAGTCGCGCGGTCTCGGGGATTTCGTTGACGACCATCAGCGAATATTGCATTGCCAGGGCCTGGACGATGCTCAGTAACGGTTGCTCCTGCCATTGGCCTGGCCGGTTGGTGGCCGCGCAATCGACCAGATCCTGGGTCTTGGAACTGCCTTCGATAGTCAGGCCGATTTGCCGTCCGTCGTAGCGGATCGGCGCCTTGAACACGTAGCCGGTAAGCACCAGATCGTTGCCGATTTTCACCTCGCACGGATCGCCCGGCTGAATCCGCTGATCCACGTTCTGGCCGGGCCATTGCCAAGTGATGTCGAGTTTGAAGGTACGAAACTGACGTTCGAGGTCAGCGCTGATTTCTACGCTTTTCCAGCCGCCATACTCCAGGTTGTTGACCGTCAGCGTAACGCGGTTATCCATCTCGCTCATGGTTCACTCCCCAGGGACTTTCACTTGGTTGGGCGAGAACCCGGGATGATTCGTCGGGTTGCGCTGCTGGATTTCAAGGGCCCGTGTGGCATCGCCCAGGTACTTGTAGGCGATCACCAGCGCCGGCGCGCTTTCCTGAATGGTTTTAGTGACAACCCGTATACCCGAGGACGCAACGGCCTTGAGGTGCGTGACCAACGCATCCTGCAAATCGCTGGCTGCCTGGTGATGCGCAGCGCTGGATTTGTTCTTCGCCAGATCAAGCGTATTGATCAGATTCTTCAGCATCGCCAGCGTATCGTCCGTGGACGGCACATCCTGATGAGTGATCGGCTGGTTTGCCTGATTGCTGACGGAAGGCGTCGACGGCAACTTCATCGGTTTGCTTGCGACCGGCATGGACGCGATCCACTGCGCCGCTTTCACGATCAGAGTGTCCTGCACCAGATCAGCCATGGCTTGCGCCGCGGCATTGGTGTCCTTGCCGGTGGTGAGCTTCGGCGCATCAGCCTTGCGGATCGCTTCGAGTTGTTGCGACACGTCGGCAATCACGCCACGGTAGCCCTCCTTCGCGAACGTCTTCAGCTCCTTGATATCGCCGAGCAGGCCGTTGAACTCCGCCGCCAGTTCCTTGGGCAATTCCTTGACCGCTTTGACGAAGTCGGTGATGTCTTTGTAGTACTCGATCAGCGGCTGGAGCTGCTCCTTGATGATCTCGTAGACCCCGGCGAGGCTGTTACGCAGATTGGCAATGCCGATCCGCGCCGCCTTGATCATCGTCATCGCCTGTTCGAACCGCGCGAGGGCAGAAGCCTGAAAAGTCCCGGCCTTGAGCAGGATGACCCCTTGGGTACTGACAATCGCGGTCGGAAACGGCAACGGCTTATCGGGATAAAACTTCAGGGTGAAGGTCACCAGTCCGCCGTCCTGGCGGGTGTGGGTCATGTCACATTCGCCGACCTTGACTTGCATGCGCCCGAGCCACGGATGCACCAGCTCACCACTGCCTGCCTGCAACGCCTTGAGCAGTTTGTCGCGCTGCTCCAGGCAGTCGGCACCGATGATGAACGCCGTGACGTCGTGAATCCTGGCCTGCTGGCCAAGGTCCTCGAAGTACGGCAGGTCACGCTGCGGATATTCATGCAACTGACCTTTGCGACCGACCGGGGTTTTCGCCGAGTCGATCCAGAAGCCGACACCCCGAAAGGATGCCGGCAACAAACGGTCACGCCAGTTCATTGGAACCTCCTGCCGACAGCGAGCGATAGCCGATGCGCGAAGACAGCGCCAGGCCCGGTTGATTGGTTTGCGGCGGGTCGGTGCGCAACCCGGCCGGCGCGTTTTCGAAGCGCACGGTCAGGCCGCCTTCGAGTTGCGTGCGGTTGTTGATTGCGCTTTGTTGGATCAGCGCGCCGGAACTCTGTGGCAATGAACCACTTTGCAGCGCACCGTTGGCCGCTGCCTGCGGCGTTGCCCCGAAGAACGCCGGCGCCAGTTCCCCTTTGCCTTCGGCATTGGTCTGGCGTTGTGCTTCGGTGAAGGCTTCGACCTTGCCGGTGACCTTGGCGATCAATCCGGCAAAGCCACCGTCGAACAGCTCCTTGATCGGCGCAATCACGGTTTGCAGCTTTTGCCACAACTCGCCGAACCACTCGGTGATCGGCCCCCAGTTCTTGATGATCTGCCCCAACGGTGTCCATTCGAACATGTTGTGCAAAAACTCCAGAACCGGCGCGGCCAGCGCTTGCACCACTCCCCACAGCGCCGAAAACACTTCGCTGATCGGCTCCCAGTACATCGCGATCTGTTCCAGCGGCGACCATTCGAACAAGCTCTGAAAGAAGCTTTTGATCTGCTGCGCCGACGTTTGCAACGCAGTCCAGATCGGTTCGAAGAGGGTCACGATGCTGCCCCAGTTATTGACAATCATCCCCAACGGCGAGTAGTCGAACAGCGTGCCAAAGAAGTCCTTGATGGCTTGTGCCGCCGGTTGCAGCGCCATCCAGATCGAGGCGAAGAAGCCAGTGATCGCTCCCCAGTTGTTGATGATCATGCCCAACGGTGTCCAGTCGAACAGACCTTTGAGGAACGCCATCACCGGTACACTCAAGGCCTTGAGCAGTTCCCAGATCGACGAGAACAGACCGCTCAGCGGCGCCCAGTTTTCCAGGATCATGCCGGCGGGTGTCCACGAGAACACCGACTTGAAAAAGTCGGTCACCGGCGCGGTGACGGCTTTGACCTTGTCCCAGATCCCGGAGAAAAATCCCGCGATCGGTGACCACAGCGCCGCCAATGCATCCAGCGGTCGCCAGTTGAGGATCGAGCGCAACGTCGCCATCGCACTCGCACCTGTGTTTTTCACGCCCTCCCACATGCCCTTGAAGAACGTGCTGATCGGCGTCCAGTTGGCCACAATCAGCCCCGCCGCCACGGCAATGCCCATGGCAATCAACATGATCGGATTGGTCTTGAGCACCATGCTCATTACATCGAACACTTGCGTCGCACCGGTGACAGCGGTTTGCATGGCCGAGAAAGCGATGGCACCCGCCGCCAGTCCTTCGACCAGTTTCGGATTGTCGGCGAGCAGGCTGCCGAACTGAGTCATCATCGGCTCAAGCCCGACCACCAACGCACCGACTGCCGGCACCAAAGCCGCGTCGACCGCGGCGGAAACCTTTTCCATCGACGCGCTGAACACGTTGATGTTCTGTGTCGCAGCCTTCGGCGCGGCAGGCAGATCCACGGTTTTCGCAGCGTCGCTGACTTCCGTCAATTTGCCCTGAAACGCCGCCGCCGACTTGATCCCGTCCACGAATGGCGTGATCACGCTGCCACCCTTGAACAGACCGCTGATGTCCAGTTTGCCGAGGCCCGTCTGTTCGAGATTTTTCTTGAAACTCTCGACCTTTGCCCGAAGCGCGCCGAGTTTGGGCGACAGTTCATCGATGCCCGTGATCAGCACCGGAGTTTTCACTTTCTTTTCTTCGTCTGCCATCACTGCACCTGCTGCATCGCATTGATCCGTTGCGCGTGCTCCAGCGATTCGCGGAGCACATCCAGTGGCCTGGCCATCATCTGTTCGGGGTCAACCTTCCAGAACCAGGCCAGGTCATAGGC